TACACCGCCGAGTACAGCGCTGAAGTCGACAAACTGTCGCAGTCGTATCAGAACTTGAATCGGCAGCTCGCCACCACCCCACTCTCAGCCGCCACTGCCGGCTACTCAGCGTTGCAGGCGCAGATCCAAGCCCAAGTCGATGTCACCAGCAAGTTCCTCGCGCTCGGTGGGCCGACCATCGACACCTACAACGGTGTCGCCATCGGACAGAACACGTTGAACGCTGCATTGCAGCAGACGAACGGCAACTACGACAAGGCCATCGGCCTCATCTACGGCGCCGTCGACGCGATGAACCACAACCGCGACACCATCAACGGACTCATCGTCGATCAGCAGCGGCTCGCCACATTCACCTCCGACGTATCTACCAAGTTCGGTCTCACAGCCCAACAGGTAGACACCTTCGGCGTAGCTATCGGGCTGACCGCACCGAAGATCACTATCTCGAACGATGCGATGCACGCCGCTGAGGATGCGCTAGGTGCCGTATCGAAGGCACTCGCGAACGCCAACTCAGCAGTCCAAGGATGGTTGACCGCTCTCAACGGGCTAGCGAAAGACCCCAACACGGGCGGCGTTATCAACGACCTCGCGAATCGGGTCCAGCTTCTCGGTGCCGGGTTGCAGGCCCTCACCGGCTACACGCTCACTCAGGCTGGCGCGAATCTCACCGCTGTCGACTCGACAGAGAAACTCGCCGACACCATCGCCGCCAACAAGGCCAGCATCTCCTCGACCGGTGACCTTCTCGGGCAGCTCACCAAGACGACGCAGGGGTACATCGTCACCCAGCCGAAGCTCACCGCCGGGGCTCTCGCGATCCAGCAGGCGATGGCAGCGACCGGCTCCGCCGCTATCCAACTGGCGGAGTCGATCTACCAGAACACCGGCAACGCGAACCAGGCGTATGACGCGTTCGAGGGACTGCGGGCACAGTTCGTGTCGACCGAAACCCAAAGCCTGCATTCCGCCGACGCGGCAGAGAACCTGGCCAAGCAGATCTTCGGCATCCCCAAGGACGCCAAGACATTCGTCAGCCTACTGAACAAGGACAATGTCAGTGCCGCTATAGCCGACCTGACAGCAAAGCTCGATCACTTCTCGAAGATCATCGCGAGCGCCATCCTCCGCCTTGATGACTCCCAGTTCCAAACCGACTACGCCAAGGTCATCGGCCAAATCACCGGATTGCAGAACGTCAACCCCATCACCATCCCTATCAACACAGCAGGCTCGTCAGTCAACGGCATCCCCGGCCTCGGCGCAGGGCTCGTAATCCCGTCCGGCGCGGGCTCAAGTGCTCAGGCTGACCGGGCCATCAGCAAAGGCAAGCCCAGAGCTGGCGGTGGGTTCCTCCCTGACGGATGGGCGACTGTCGGTGAGAAGGGCTGGGAAGCGATCTACACGCAGGGCGGTAAGTCGCTCGTGTTCTCCAACGACCAGTCGCAGAAGCTCCTCGGCATGGCGAAGCCGCCTGGCTTCGCGTCGGGGTCGCTGCCGTCGTTGCAGGTGTCCACGAAGCCTGCCGGTACCTCGAGCACGGGGCAGACTCTCGCTGCGATCACCATCACGGCAGGCGCTGGGGCTGCGTCCGGTGTTGCGGAGATCATCAAGGGGAACCAGCCGCAGGCCATATTGGCGATGCGGGACCTTTCTGCTGCTGTGAATGAGGCGTTCACCCTCCAGGGTGTCGAGAAGCAGCTCACGGATGCGCAGAACCGTCTTAAGTCGCTCCAGCAGCAGTCCGACCAGCTCCGGTCCTCGGTAACGTCCACCGCGACTGGTGTAGACGCGTCGAAGTACGCCGACTTCGGCGGATTGTTGAGCTCGTTGCAGACGGGTACGGGCAACAATTTGCAGTTCGGGATGGAACTGTCCGTCCTATCGCAGCGCGGCCTGAACCAGAATCTGTTGCAGCAGCTCGCCCAAGCCGGGCCCGGTTCCGCTGGTCTGTCGACGATCTTCGGGCTTAACTCTGGGCAGCTCGCGCAGTTGAACGCGACCGCGAACACCTACTTCGGGTCCGCTGCCGGGGCCGGGAACGCTGCCGCGTCCAGTGTGTATGGGGCGCAGATCGCGGCAGCGACGACGCAGGTTCGTGACCTCACCGCGTCCGAGGTGCGGATCTCCAACGACGTCACCCGCCTTGTGGCTCTCATCGGTGAAGTCGTGAAGCAGCCGGTCCAGGTCAACCTCGACGGGCATCCCATCGCCCAGGTCGTCATCAAGGACAAGGCGTTCCAGGGTGCGATAAACGACCTCACCCACAAGCTGCTGTATGCGCCGTGACCGCGACTCTCACTGTCACTGCTGACCCGACGAACCGGCCCCCGCGTTTCCAGGTGACCCTGGCTGGCGTCTCCGGTTCGTTCGCGACTATTACCCGAACGAACCTGGACGGGTCAATCCAACCGGTCCGGACTGCGGAGCCCGCGACTCTCACGGCGGGCGGTTGGGTTGGGTACGACTATGAGTCGCAGTGGGACCCGACCGGCACCGGCACCCTGACCTACACGTGCACTCCTGGTGACGGATCGGCCGTGTTCTCCACCAGCGTGACCGCGTTAGCTATCGAGCAGCCCTGGCTCATCCACCCCGGCGTCCCCGACCTTTCACTGCCGGTCCTGGTGCTGTTCGATGACCCGGGGGAGCAGTTCGCGTCCGGTGGGACCCGGCACATCGTGTTAGGTCGTGAAACCCCTGTCGTGGTGACAGACGGGGTGCGGAAGTCCGGTGTCACGCAACTCGTGACCGCGACGACGTCGATGGCCGAGTACCAGTCGATGCGGGCCCTGCATGCGGACACATCGCCGCTGCTGTTGCAGATCGTGTTGACACCGCCGCAAGCGTTCGGACTGTATCCGGGGTTGACGGTGTATCCGTCGCCGACGCTGTACCCGACGGCGGGGTTTGACCCGACCGGGCTGGTGTCGACGTATGACTGGATTTCGGTCGACTCGTTACAGGTAGATCGCGGTGGTGGGGTGTACCCGGACCCGTGGCGGCGGTGGACGATGCCGTATCAGGTCGTCGACCGGCCGGCGGGCGGAATCGCGGCGCAACGCACCTGGGCTGACGAGATCAGCCAGGACGCCACGTGGAATGCGGCGCTCGCGAAATATGCGACCTGGCACGGGCTTCTCACCGCCACACCAGGAGCCTGACCGATGCTGGCTGTCTCTGCGACGTTCCTGGCCGCGATCCGCACCGCACACTCCGTCACCTCGAAGGCCGTGTTCAACAACCCGTTCACCGGGGCTCTCACTACACTGCCGATCGAGACCGGTTCCCAAATCACCGTCGACATCACCGCAGCATCCCGCCGGGTGTTGACGTTGAGTTGTACCCCGTTGCAATCGGATTTCGATGCCATCAACGCCCCTGGCGGGGAGATCACGGTCACCCAAACGTTTCGGTTCATCGATGGCACCACCGAGACCGTCACTCTCGGCGTGTTCTGCCTGGACCAGGAGGACATGGGTTACGGGCCGGGTGACCAGATGACCATCACCGCACCTGACCGTTGGCTCCAGGTGCAGCGGAACCGGTTCGGTCTCAGCCGCGCGTCGAACGCTTCGAATGCGGCGTGGCAGGAAATCAAGGCCCTCGTGGAGGGTGCATGGCCCAATAGCGGTTACCCGTTTCCTGGTTGGGCGTCCTACGACACGACTGCGATCACGAAGGTCGGGCCGGTCATCTACCAGGACGGGTCGCGGGAGAACGCGATCACCTCCTACACGACCGCGAACGCACTCGAGGTGTTCTTCAACGAGGCCGGTCTAGCGGTACTGCGTCCGCTCCCAGTATTGACGGACGCGTCGGTACCGGTGTGGACGTTGGATGCGGCGGTGTCGGGTGTGTTCATGGGTGGGGACCGGAAGGTTGACCTTTCCCGAACCCGTAACGCGGTCATCGTCAACACGTCAGCGACCGACATCATCCTCACCCCAGTTGAGGTGAAAGACGAACACGACCCGACCATCGACCCGCTGTCAACGCTGGGGCCGTTGGGGTACCGGCCGGGGTATTACGCGTCGCCGGCTGTGCGGACGACGGATCAGGCGACCGCGGCGGGGAAAGCGATCCTCGAGAAGCAGCTCTCGACCGCGCAGCAGGTGACGGTGACAGCTGTGCCGAACCCCACATTGGATGGGTGGGACGTCGTCGATGTCGTGTTCCCGCCAGGTGATTTCGGGACCACACGCCCGGCCGAGCGGCACATGGTCGAGTCCGTGACGATCCCACTCACCCCGGACGGGGTGCAGACGGTGACGTTGCGGTCCACCCGCCCCACACCAGACGACACCACATAGGAGGCGGCGGTGACGGGTCCGGCTATCCGCCGTCTCGGGCAGGCGATCCGGGAACAGTCCACCCAGCCACCGCTACAAACCCTCCAGTTCTTACGGTCCACCATCACCACCGTCACCGCATCCGGGTCGGTCGATGGCACATATCAGGTGACGTTCGACGACCGTGGCGTCAATGTCCTCGCCCCCTACCTCGCTGCCTACAGCAACGGGCACACCCCGACCGTCGGTGACACTGTCGGCGTCCTCCTCGTCGATGGTGTGCCGATCATTCTCGACCGCGTCCGCGGCCTACCCACCTTCTAGGAGCTGAGTGTGCCAACGACACCCAATTTCGGGTTGCACTATCCAGCGTTGACCGATGCACCCAACGGTGCGTCCCAGATGCAGCAGCTCGCCCTCGACACCGACACGCAGATGGCGAAGCGCGCCCCGCTCGTCACCACAGACAACGCCTATGAGGGCTCCGTGTGGGACGGCGTCACCCCGCTACAGATCCAGGCTGACACCGTCGTCGTCAACACAAACTCCTCGAGCGCTGGGGTGTTCCTCGTCGCGTTTCCACACGCGTTCCCACAAGGTCTCCTGACACTCATCGTGTCGGCGGGTGACTCGGCGAGCAACCTCGGCTACATCCAGTTGTCGAAGACGAACTCGGCGTTGAACGCGTTCGGGGGCATCGCTTACCAGCCTGGTGGAACACCTGTCGGCACGAGCCTGCCGATCCGCATCAACTACATCGCTATCGGTTGGTAGTGGATGTCGTCGTCATTCTTCTCCACCGTCGGAGATGGGCTGCTCGGTGCGGTCATTGCGGCCGGGGTGTCGGCGTTCACGTTTTGGCGTACCGGGAAACGGACCCGTTCGCAGCTTGCGGACGCGTGGAAAATCCGCGCCGATGAGCTCGATACCCGGATCACGAACCAGTGGCAGGAACAGATCGGGTTTGTGAAACAGCAGCTTGAACAGTGCCAGTCAGAAACCGCCCGCCTACAGAAACTCCTCGGCAGGGAGCAACGCAGGGGAGACCTATGACTGACAACGTGAGCAGCATCGCTGAACTGAAAGCCAGGCCGCCTGTGGTGACGCGGACGTGGTGGGACTGGGTGCAGTTCGGTGTAGGCTGGCTGGCCGGGTTGTTCGCAGTGTTTGCGCTTGTCGTGGCGTTCTCGGCAGCGGCGCGGGCCCGTGAAACCGCATCGTGTATCAACACGAACCTCGGTCAGCGGGCCGCGTCCTCATCAGCTGACTCGAAAGCACACATCGCCTACGCGGCGGCGGTCAACCAGTACGCCATAGCGCAGCAGGCATCCAACCGTGCGCTCGCGGTGGTTCTGGCCGCCAAGCCTGGCAGTGAGGCGCAGCAGACAGCATTCCACACGTTCGTCCAAGTCCTTGGCACTTCGGGGGCCGTGCTCGACAAGTTCGTCACCGTCACCGGCACCTACGTCGCGACCCTCGAAGCGGACCAGGCCTACCGGGACGCCCACCCTCTGGGGAGGTGCTGATGAGCATCTACAGCAACGAGGCCCGGTTCGGTGACTACACCCCGACCGATTTCGGGTGGGGCGCACGCGACCCCGAACAGACCCCGTCGCTGCTGGCCGAGTTCCTGTTCAGGGGCGTGTCGTTCGGTCTGATGCACGTCGATGTCCACGGCCTGTTCACTGCGCTCCTGACTGAACTGGTGCCGTTGATTCCTGGTGGGCTCGTCGCTGGCCAGTGCGGCTGCTACAACCCCAACTCCAAGACGGTCGGCGGGGACAGGTCGTTCCACACCTACGGCATCGCCATCGACGTGAACTGGGGCTCGAACCCCATGTACGCGAAGTCGATACCGACCGGACCACACACCCTCCCAGCCGCCACATCCGGTATCGCAAAGAACTGGGGCTGCGAATGGGGTGGGGACTGGACCTACCCGCAGGACTGGATGCACATCGAAGTCCACCTCACCCCCGACGAAGCCCGTGCTGTCACCACATCGACTCCACCGGAGGTGGACATGACTCCCGAGCAGGCCGCTCAACTCGCCAACGTCGAATCGATGCTGCGCACTGGAGGACCCGCTGGCACGGCGTGGCCTTACGGGTTCACCGCAGTGCAGGCGGTTCTCTCCGCTACCCAGCAGGCAAACGCCGCGCTCGCGGCGCAGAACGCCGCGCTGCAGCAGGCCCTCGCAACGGCAGGGTCGGGGCAGCCGGTCGACCTCGCAGCGGTGCAGGCTGCCGCGGAGAAGGGCGCGCAGGCGGCGCTCGCATCCACATCGTTCACCGTCACCCCGAGCACCCCATGAGGTTCCTCAAGGCGCTGTGGGCGAAAGAGCCGGTCCTCGTCACGGCGGGTATCCCGTTCCTCGCGGCGCTCGGTGTCATCACTGCGGACCAATCGCAGGCGCTCACGTCGTTAGCGCAGGCGGTTGTCGCTGCGGTGACGGTGTTCGCGCCGGCCGTGTTCGCCAGGTCGCAGGTCATCAGCCCCGCTTCGGCTTCTCATCCGGTCGCGGAGCCTTCCGGGCCGGTACCCCCGCCTACCCCCTAGCCACGTTCGGGCTGACATAACTCGATAGCGGAGGCCACGTGCCCTATACGCCGACGAACTGGCAGGACTCGCCATCGACGGCGAGCCCGCTTGATGCCGCGAACCTCAACCACAACGAGGCCGGCACCCAGGCTGCGGCAGCAACGGCCGACTCAGCGTTGTCTATGGCTACGACGGCGTCAGCGACCGCATCGACCGCCATCCAAACTGGGACCGCTGTCAGCGGGGGCGTGTCCGGCAATCTGCCCGGTCCGCTGACCGTCAACAAGATCGGGTCGGTGACCGTCACCGGCTCGCCGACGGGTGCCGGGCAGGCACCCGTCACGACGAGCATGTCAGTCGCGACTTGGCAGACCGTAGGAGGCGGCGGCGGAGGTTCGGGTACAGGTCCAGGCGGTCAGCTTCAGGCCGACGACATCTACTACGACCCGTCCACCTCCGGTGTCGACGGTGACGTGTGGACGCCGCCGATCCCCGCGCACAGCCAGCGTGAAGTCAACGACATTCTCAACCGTGAAATCACGGACCGGGCGCAGATGCTCGACGTCGAGCTGTTCAAAGACGTGCTGCGTGCGCTCGAGGCACAGAAGGGCGCCGCGTCCCTCACCGTCCCCGGTGAGGGTGTTGTGCAGGGCATTGCCCCGCTGGATTCGAACCGGATCGTGCCGTTCAACAACCTTGGGAGTGGTACGGCGACCGGCTCGAAGTTCCTCCGTGATGACCGGACCTGGGCAGCGCCTACAGCGGCCGCGGCACGTACCTGGGTGAAGGAACCCGGCGACCACAATCTTAAGGCGTTGAATTCCATACCGGAGGCGTTCTCCAACACCGCGACGCTGCTTGCTGCTTCGACGTGCTACGCCATGCGGATCTGGTTGCCGGCAGGTACGTTCACGAACTTCCTCGTCGAAGTGCAAACGGCGGGCGCTTCACTCGCCGCCAACCTCTACGCGTTCTGTCTCGTCAACTGTGACGCCACCGGCACGCTCGTCACGGGATCGGGGACAGCTGACGCCGCGTCGGTGTGGACGACGACAGGCACGCGCTCCATTGCGCTCGGCACACCTTTCGTCAACGCCACAGCGGCGTTCTTCTACGCACTCGCGCAGACCGGTACGGCGACCACGCAGCCAAAGGTCGGAACCCCCGCAGCGCACGCCATCTCAAACTTCGGGCTCGCCAGTGGCACGAACGTCGCACCCAACGCCGCCAACGCCCCCCTCTACGGCACAGCCACTACCGGGTTCTCCGGCCTGACACCGCCTTCAGCGTGTGGGAACATCATCGAAGGCGGTTCAACCATCCCCTTCCTCATTGGGTTGAACTGACATGGCTACCTGGTACATGGCACCGGCGAATCAGATCACCCCGGGCTGGACCGTTGTCGCGACCGGCACCACTAACTACGGCATGAGCCAGACGACGGCAGCCAAGTGGGAGGACTTCCTCCAAAGCGGCGGTCTATGGGGACTGCTCACCAACAATGACACGATCGTCTGTCTCGATGGCCTCTACCCGCTCGCTAATGTGATCGGCGGATGGACGCAACGCAACACGTCCCTGCAGAACTTGAACTGGAAGGGCCGCACCGGCAGAGGCACTCTCGGCGTCGCCGAGTTCAATGGCTCGCGGGACTGGCCGTGGGGTAACAGCAACTCCAGCGCAACCAGCACCGGCGAAGTGATGTTCTGCCCGACCGGCAACATCGGCAACTGGACTTTCGACGGCATCGTGTTCAAGAACGTGCTCAACTTCGTCAGCCCAGCCAGCAACACCGGGTCACCGCTGCTCGGCAAGATCACCATGACGAACGGCTACGGCAAGAACTTCGAAGGCGGCTTCGGTTACACGTACAGCTCGGGCAACGGCCGACTCAACGTCGACATCTCCTACTCCAAGTTCCACGCATACACCCGTGGCGTCTCGCGCATCTGGGGGTCGTGGAACCACGATCACGTCGTCGGTGATTCCGAGTTCATGGCGACCGACCCCAACAATCCGCAAAACCCTTCATGTGCCAACGCGTTCGACTCGTTGCCTGGCGTGGCGACGACGACATGGCCGTGTACGTCGAAGGCATCGATCTACCGAAACCACGCCGCAGGTGTGGCGGATACCGGCATCAAGATCAGCCCGAACGGCGCCACCGCTATCACGCTGTCAATCCAGGTCAACGGCGGAACAGCGACATCAACGGGTTCGATCAGCTGGGCCAGTGAGTCGGCTACGGGGCTTCAAGCCACGCTCCAGTCCCTCTCGAACGTCGGTGAAGACAACGCCACCGTCACCGGCACCACTGGCGGCAACCTGACGATCACGTTCTCTCAGAGCCTCGGCTATGTGCTTGTCACTATCTCTGCGAGCACAGGTGGATCTCCGTCTGTTAAGTACAACAACGTATATACCCAGGGCGACGGCTTGATATGTGAGGAGAACGTCGGAACTTTCACTGGCTCCGATATCTTCACCTACGGCTCCGGAGACCGCGGAGTGGACTTGAAGTGCGCTGGCACCCTGGCTCGCTATCGGGGCTGGGGAGACGGGACTTCCGGATTCGCGCACCACATGGATAACCTGCCCCTTCTGGCGTACACGAGCGTCGTGCGAGCAGGTAAGCGCCTTTACGGCATCTCGAACAGCTCGACGTGCATTCAAGCGTCCGGCTGGATCAAGGCAATGATGTGCCACTTCCGCGCAGCCCCGCCTACTCCATACAACGTGCTTGGCCAGAACATTGCCATTTCGACCGCTAGTGTGGACGGCTCAAAGTTCCAGCACTCCCTCTATGGCGGAGTGCACCAGGGACGCAACGAGCTAATCGACTGCACTGGCGCCTACACGAATGGCGCCACCGAGCAAACCGGCTACACAGGCACTAACGACGGCGCTAATGCCACGACAGCGAACTTCCCAGTCTACGGTCTCACCCCCGGTGCGACACGGAACTTCAAGGTCCGTGCTGTCGACCAGGCCGGCAACCGCAGTGGCATGACGTCGGTCATCACGTTCACGCTCAGCTCACCGAATGGGGGTGACGTCACCGGGCCCGCAGCACCGACTGGGTTAGCGGTTACGAATGTCACCTCGAGCGCCGTCTCCATGTCGTTCACGATGACCCCGGCGGACTCCGGTGTGGAGATCCAGACCGCGATCTTCAGCATCAAGGCGCTGACAGCCGATCCTTACGGCTACGTGGCGAGTTCCGCGGAATCGTCCCCCGGCTCGTGGGCCAGCCAGCTCCCCCTCTACCCCGGCAAGTCACAAAGCCCGGTCACAATCACTGGATTGTTGCCCAACGTCCAGTACCAGATGGACATTGCCGCGATGGACGGCAACGGAAATGTCGGCCCGTGGTCCGGCTCACCGGTCACTTTCACCACCGCTTCAGGCACCCCGACGTCTTCCACTCCAGGCACCCCGACGAGCCCCGGAGTCAACCCCGGCTGGGTCGGGCACCCCTCGATGGCCGGGCTCACCGTCACCAAATCCGGCACCGGCAACACGTCACAGTACGAAGTCCTCGATGACGACGCTTCCGACGTGGTGATCGGCCGAGTGTTCTCAATTCCTGCCGGCTCACCCAACGGGGACACCCCCATCTACATCAAGACCGGCGTGACCGCGTTCGCATCAGTCTAAGAAGGGTGAGCTGTGACGAGTGTGCAGCAGACACAGGTCGGGTTCACTGGATCGGACCTGCAACTGGTGGCGGGGGATACGAACGATTTCTCGTTCATCTACGAAGGTGACCTGTCGGGGCGGGCTGTGGTGTTGACGGTTCTCGCGCGTGATGGGGACTCGGCACCGCTGTTGCAGTGGGATTCGCGTGTCACGTCGAACCCGGCGTTGACGTGCAACATCACGACGGGTGCGTCATCGACTGTGACGTTTCATCTCGGCCGGTCACTGACGGGCGC